ATCGCTCGCGGCCCGGATCGGTGTTGTCGGCGGCGCGCTCGGCACGGTGGCCGTTGCCGGCGCAGCCGCCATCGCGGCGCAGATGTCCTATGCTGACACCCAGCGGCAGCTCGCCCAGGACCTGGCCGGCGTCGGGCGCGCTTCTGGCGTCACCGCTGGCCAGATCAACGCTATCGCCCCGGCCGCGGCCACGGCTGCCGGTGTTTCGGTGCGCCAGGCCCGGTCAATGGCGGGCGAATTCGCTGCCACCGGTAAGATCGGCGCCGAGATGTACATCGGGCTGATCGCGTCGGCGAAGGACTATGCTGCGACCACTGGGCAGGACCTCGGCGACGCCAACCGCTCACTGGCTTCGGCTTTCGCAGACCCCGCGCGCGGCGCCGATGCGCTCGACAAGCAGTTGCTGATCCTGAACGACACGACGCGCGAGAATATCCAGCGCCTCGCCGCGCAGGGCGATCGGCTGGGCGCCCAGCGGGCCTTGCTCGAAGCCTACAAGACCGGACTGACCAGCGCGACCGAACTGACCAGCGCATGGGGCCGGACCACCGCGGCCGTCGGCAACATCGTCTCGGATATCTGGAACAAGATCGGCGAAACGGTGGATCGGGTCGCCACCGGCGGCGACCTCGAGACCCGCCTGGCAACCGCCCAGCGCGTGCTGGCGAACTCGCAGGCGCGCCAGAGCTATCTACCGTTCGGCATCGGCTCAGGCGACACCGCGAAGGCCCAGGCCGAGGTGGATCGCCTGCAGGCCGAGGTGCAGCGCCAGCAGCAGAGCGCCACGCAGCGGCAGCAGAACCGCACGTCGATCGAGATTGGCGACGTGACGCGGTCGCTCAACCCTCTCGGCGAGCGCCTGAAGCTGGCCGAGGACACCGCGACCAAGATCCGAAACAATCTCTCGTCGCTGCCGCTCGACCAGCAGGGCGAGGCCCGGCGCGCGATGGAGGGGCTGGAGATCTCGGCCCGGCGCATCCGCGAAGACCTCGCGCAGGGCGGCTCCGAGATGGCGGCCAGCCTGCGCCGGACCAACTTCGAGAGCCAGCAGGTTGGCAGCGTGGGCCTCGGTCGGACCGCCGCCCAGATCAATTTCGAGTACGCCGAGCGTCAGCGCCAGATCGAGGCGCAGAACCCGGAGCCGAATGCGCGCAACGCGGCGCTGCAGAGCCTTGAGATGGAGCGCGTTACGCAGCTCCAGACGGCGGAGCGGCAGTCGACGATCAGCGAGAACGCCACCGGCGGCGCCTTCTCCCGCATGTCGGCGGGCGTGCAGCAGCAGATCCAGGCCGCGGCGCAGCAGTTCTCCCGGATCCCGGCCGGAATCATCGCTGGCATCGCCGATAAGGAATCGAGCGGCAATCCGAACATCGGCCCGACACGGGTGCTGAACGCACAGGGTCAGCCGAGCACGTCGGCTTATGGCCTGGGCCAGATCACCACCGGCACTGCACGCGACGCGATCCGCGGCGGCTACCTGCCGTCCACCTTCGACCGCACCGACCCAAGCCAGGGCGCTGCTGGCATCGCCGGCGTGCTGTCCATGAAGCTGGATCAGGCCGGCGGCGACATCAACAAGGCGATCGCGAACTACTACGGCAGCAAGAACCCGGTCGCGAACCAGGCCTACGCCGCCGATGTGCTCCGGCGAGCTGGGCAGATGGGCGACGCCACCCCGCTCGGTCAGATCCGCGAGCAGGACCAGCGCAGCCGCGCCCTCGACGACGAGCGGGCGAAGCTCGCCATCGTGAACCAGTATCTGGACACGAACGGCGAGAAGCTCGACGCAGCGACGCGGGCGCAGCAGATCCTTAGCGAGGCGCAGGCCCGGGGCATCCCGATCACCGACAGCCTGCGCCAGGAGGCCGAGCGCCTCGCCGGAGGCATGGCGTCCACGGCGCGCGAGCTCGCGACCACCCGTGCCGGCCGGGATCTCGGCTTCGACCGCGATCAGCTCGGGCGCGACCGCTACGAGCAGCAGGCCTATAGCCGGGCCCGGTCCATCTACGGGGACACCACCACGCCGGCTGCGCAAGCGTACATCGGCCAATCCAAGGACAACCAGTACCTCTCGGACGCCCGGTCGACCCTGACCGATGCCGCGACCGGCTTCGCCACGGCACTTTCGCACGGCACGAACGCGGCCTCGGCCTTCAGTAGCGCCTTGTCCCGCATCGGCGACAAGCTTCTCGGCGGTGTGATCGATTCCCTGATCGGCTCGGCCTTCAAGGGTGGCGGCGGCGGCCTGCTCAGCATGTTCGGCTTCGCCGATGGCGGCTTCACCGGCTACGGCGGCCGCAACCAGCCGGCCGGCATCGTGCATGCGGGCGAGGTCGTGTTCAGCCAGAGCGACGTCGCCCGCTTCGGCGGCCCGCACGTCGTGAACGCGATGCGGCTGGGCTACCCGGGTTATGCCGACGGCGGCCCGGTCCTGCCGATGATGCCGAACCTGGCGACGCTGCCGACCATGCCGGCGGCGCCCGCCAACATGAACGGAGCCCCGGGCGGCCCGCAGGCAATGACCATCGCCGTGGACGCCCGCGGCGCGCAGGGCAACTCTGAGGTCTCGGCGGCCATCCAGCGCGGCGTCGCCGCCGGCATGCAGCAGGTCCAGCAGAACATCGGCCGGAACATCAACGGCATCGTCGCCCAGGGGCAGCGGCGCTACCAGCGAGCCGGCTGATGGGCATCTTTGACGCCGCCGGTGCCGCCGCCCTCCGTGGCGACACGATCACGGCCGAGATCCTCGCGTTCTTCGATTTCCGGAGCAGCCCCCAGCGGGTGCACGCTGGCTACGGACCGCTCCTGGCCGGCGGCTTCATCTGGCAGGGCATGGGCGGCCTCGGCTCGGTTTCGGACATCGAGAGCGCGGTCGGGGGCATCGCACCGCTGGTGACCTTCACGCTGGCCGGCGTCGGTCCCGAGATCGCCAACGACGTCGTGAACGCCAAGACCGAGGTGAAGGGCCGCGACTGCTACGTCTACCTGCAACTCTACGGCCCCGACCTCGCCCCGCTCAGCGGCCTCTACACCCTCTACCGCGGCGTGATGGATCGGCTGGTCCACACCGCCAGCGGCCCCGACACCTGGACCGCGCAACTCACGGCCGAGACCAAGTTCTCCCGCCGCGGCCTGCCACCCTTCGGCAACCTCACGAACGCCGACCAGCAGCGCCGCTATCCCGGCGACAACGGCCTGTTCGACATCGCCCAGATGATCAACCGGAGACGGCCTTGGAATCCCGAGATCCCGGAAAAGAGCAGCACCTGAGCGCGTTCCTGCGCGCCGGCGCCCGGTCCACCTTCGTGTGGGGCGAAATCGATTGCTCGCTGTTCATGGCGGACTGGTGCCGGGCCATGCGCGGCGTCGATCCGGCGGCGAGCCTGCGCGGGCGCTACCGCACGGCACTCGGCGCGATGCGGCATGTCCGGCGTCTCGGCGGTTTTGAGGCCATGGCGCGCTCGCTCATGGCGGGCTGCGGCTTCACGACGACCGAGGCGCCCCAGCCCGGGGACGTCGGCCTCGTGACGCACCCGGTGGTCGGACCGGTCTTCGCGATCCGCTGCGCGCTCGGCTGGGCGGTGAAGAGCCCCGAGGGCGTCGCCGTCGACGAGTACCCCGTCGCCGTGGCCTGGGCCGTCTGATGCCGGCAGCGGTCGGCATCGCGGTCCTGGGCGAGGTGGGGCTCGGCTCGGTGATCGGCACGACGATCGCCGGCGTCGCGGCCGAGACGCTCGTCGGCTACGCCACGCTCGTCGGCGGTGCGGCGGCGCTCCAGTACGGCGCGCAGCTCCTCCAGCCGGGGCAGAAGCGGGCCGATTCCCAGGTCACCGTGCGCCAGGCGATCGCTCCGCGCCGCCGTGTGCTCGGCCAGGGCATGATGGGCGGCGTGATCTTCGCCCTGGAGACGATGGATCTCGACGACCCGGACGACGACAAGGCCCGGATCCTGTACCGCGGAGCCATCCACTGCGTCGGGCCGGTCCAGATCCTCCAGTACTGGCTCGGCGACGTGAAGACCGGCTTGGGATCCGGTGGCGGCGGCATCGTCCCGGACAGCGCCTATCAGGGCAAGGTCGCGATTGAGGGGCACACGGGCGAGGACAGCCAGCCTGCGTCGGCCGCGCTGCTGAAGCTGCCCTACTGGAACGACAGCATGCAGCTCAACGGGCTCTGCTACTCGGTGGTCGTGGCTACGCCCCTTAAGAAGGGGAGCCAGGTCTTCCCGGAGGGCGCCCCCGACGTTCGGCTGCTGGTCACCGGCGCCCCATCATACGACCCGCGGTCCGGCGGCTACGCCTACACCGACAACGCTGCGATCCTGCTGCTCGACTACCTCACCCACGACAGCGGCTATGGACTGGCCCTATCCGATATCAACCTGCAGACCTTCCGCGATCTCGCGAACGTCTGCGACCAGCCGGTGGCCCTGATTACCCCGGACCCGAACGGCGACACCGTCGAGCTGCGCTACCGGTCCTGGGGCAGCTACGATTTCACCGAGCAGCGGGCCGACGTGCTGGGCCGCCTGCTCGCGGCCTGCGATGGCGAGCTCTACCAGGATGCCGATGGCCTCGTGGCGGTGCGCGGTGGGCGCTGGCAGCCCCCGACCTTCACCATCGACGAGAGCATGATCCAAGGCTGGGAGCAGCTCGAGGAAGGCGACGAGGCCTACAACACCTTCACCCGGATCAAGCACACCTACACCTCGCCCTGGCACGACTATCAGCCGACCGAGGGCGACTCGTGGGACGACCTCGCGTCTCAAGCCGTCCAGGGCGTGATCGAGACCGAGAAGAGCTTCGTCCGGGCGCCGTCGCACAGCCAGTCCCGACGCCTCGCCAAGATCGCGATGGCCAAGGGCAACGCGCGGTTCCGGTTCTCCGGGATGCGGCTCTCTCCGGCGGCGATCCCCGCCTACGGTGAGCCCACCGTTCGGCTGATCCTGCCGTCTTTCGGGATCGACACGACTTTCGCGGTCATGCGCGGGACGCTGGCGATGGCCGGCAACGCCCTGACCAGCGTGAACCTCGACCTGATCAGCCTCGACGCCTCCGCCTACGCCTGGGATCCGTCCGAGGAAGGCGCCCGGCCGCCGCTGCCCGACACCTACAACTGAGGCGGCACGCATGCTGTGGCCCAAGGCGATCACCCCGACGACGGGGCGCTGGCGCCTGCTCGGAGGTACGCGCGCCGGCGGCCGCACACTGACTGGGGCAGAGCAGTTCGTGGCGCTCCCGGGCGCGACGTGGCGGCCGCTGATGCTGGCGCCGTATCCGCGCTCCAACCAGAAGAACTGAGGCCGGCATGGCAGATCCGCTACCCTGGCCGAGCGTGCTGATGCCGTCTTCGGAGGACTGGTCGCTGCGCGGAGGCACGCGCTCCGGCGGTCAGACCTTCCAAGGCAACGAACAGATCGTCGCCTCGCCGACCGCGCGCTGGAAGGCAAGCCTGACGATCCCGTGCTTCAAGCGGGCCCAGATCCTGGAGATGCGCCGGGTGATCGCCCTCGGCCGCTCGCAGGTCTGGTACGTCGGCCCCTACGAGCGCGGGCGGGCGCCTTGGCCCTACGAGCCGATCATCGGCGGGCTGATCTCCGACCGCACCCCGGGGTTATCGCAGCCGCCCATCCAGATCTCGCTCGGCGCCGAGTCGCCCGTGAACACGGCAGTGCTGACCCCGAACCGCGCCTCGGGCGGCCTGCTCGTCCCTGGCATGCTGTTTTCCATCAATGGCCGGCTTCACATGATCACGAAGCTGAACTCCGGCAATCCGGTCGCCGCTGGCTCGGGGCTCGCTGCACCCGGTCTGATCGAGGTCGAGATCCGCCCGTGGCTTCGGGAGGGTTGGCCCGAGGGCACCCCGATGGAATTTGCCACCCCGCTTTCGACGATGCGCCTCGCCTCCGACGACACGGGCGCGATGGAGCTTCAGCTCTCACGGTACGGCACCGTGACCCTGGAACTCGTCGAAGCCTTCTAACCCCTCCGTACATCGCGAGTTTGGCATGGCTCTTCCCAAGCCTGGGATCTCTCTTGATCCGGCGACGAATGCTGCGCGTATCAGTGCGGCCCTCGATGCCATTGATGCCAATGCGGCAGCGATCGCCGGGGAGTCGCAGGAGCGCGCAAGCAATTTTGGCTCGTTGCAGATGCTGGTGCAGCAGCTCAACGCAAATGAGGTCGCGGCCCGCAATGCGGCGATTGTAGCGGCCGTTACTGCCGAAGGTTCGGAGCGCGCGGCGAATGTCTTCGCGGAGGCTCAGCAACGGGTCATTGGCGATAATTCAGAGGCGGCGGCGCGTATTGCCGCCGACATTTTGGAGAGAAATCAGCGGATCGCCGCAGACGCGGTTGAGCAGGCTTTCCGAGTCGCTGGCGACGCCGCGCTGCAGGCCCAGGTTGACGACACGAAGAAGAAGGCGCTGCCGGTTTCCTCGCGCCCGGGCGACGGCGCATCGGCCTTCACCACCAGCCTTGCCGGTGGCCCCGCCTACCTCCTGCCCGATCTGCCCGACAGCCTGCTTGCTTTCGGCGATAACGGCCACGTGGCGCGGGTCATCGGCACAGGGCTGGTCGCAATGCGGCGCCACGAGGCCGTGGAACTCGGGCGCGCGTACCGGGCCCGCTTCGTCGTCCAGCGCCGCTCGACCCCGAGTGATCCATCCAACGACGCCGTCGAGTGCGGAATCCAGTGGTACGACCAGACCGGCAATCCGACTGGCGGTGTCACGATCGTCGCGCAGTTAACGAGCCTGCGTAGCGCCGACGGGCGCAAGATCGTCTCGCTGGTCTACAGCCGCTCATCCGGCGCCGGCATCGATGTCCAGCCGCCCGCAGGTGCCCGCTACGCCGCAGCCTACGTGCGGACATACGGCACCGACGGCCTGACGGACGTCGAGGTCGTCGAGATCGAGGACGTTACGGACGAGGAGATCCTTCCCGCCCCGACGCAGGACATGCTGGCGCGGCTCAGCGCGCTGGAGAGCGGCGATTTCGGCGCCCGGGTGAGCGCCCTGGAGCAGGACAATCAGACCCCGCACGCCCGTGCCTACCTGACGCAATCGGAGGCTGCCTCCGACAGCCCGCCGACCAGTTCGCAAATCGCTCAACTGTTCGGGTCGCTGGCGGCCGGGGATTCGCTTGGCGGCCAGTACATGCGCGTGCAGGCGCTCGCTGAGGGCGCCGAGGGCTACACGGCCGCGGATGGCTCGATCTGGCAGCGCGTCAACGGCTCGATCAACGATCGCGACCTGTCTGCGAGCCTGAAGGCTGAAGTCGATGCCAAGCTCCTGGTCCGCAATTCACGCGAGGAGCTCGCGAGCCTCGGTGTCGGCCGAGCCCGCTGCGTGCATTGCGTGCGCTTCCATGCGGACGGACCGGTCGCGAACGTACTCTACGAGATCGTGGACACGCCGCCCACGGGGCGCGATGCCATCACCTCGATGTCCGTCCCGGCTCAGGACGCCAGCGGCCATGCGGTGACCCGCTACACGCGCATCGCCACGCGCGGCCCGACGTGGAAGCAGTTCGGTGCCTACGGCGATGCATCACCCATGAGCTTCACGCTCAACGACTCGTACTACGTCACGCAGAAGGCCAAGGAGCACGACGACACGGCCGCCATTCAGGCCAGCATCGACTACCTGCAAGACGGCGATGTGTGGAGTTCCGGCGCCGATAACGCCTTCTACGCCGTCTCCAGCATGCTGACCTTCTACCGTCATCGGTGCGTGATCGATGTCGGCACGCTGGTGCCGTATGGCAGCTACAACGACTTCCTGCTGTTGATTGCGCAGGGTCCGCTCACGGGCGATGCGGCCGCACCGGGCGGCTCCGACCCGACGATGTCCAACGTATCGATCATGTGCACCGCGCGCCGTCTACGGGTGTGCGGTCGGTGGCAGTCGCGTGGCGTGTGGTTCCGCGACCTCTACTTGAGCAACATGGCCGGGTTCTGGGCCTCCCACACCTACGGCACGGCCTGGCGCATGGGCGACAGCTACGAGTGCTCGTGGTTCGACCCGCAGTTCACGCTCTGCAAGGACCGGGTCAGCACGGACCTCTCGGGCGCCGTCGCCTGGGCCAACGCCTCGATCTACGAGGTCGGTGCGATTGTGAAGCCGAACTACGCCACCTATGACGGAGCGCACACCTACGGGATCAACGACCTCGTGCTCTATAGCGGCGGTGTGTTCCGCTCGCTCAAAAGCAGCAACACCGGCAATCCGCCTACTCCGAATGGGCCGTGGTGGGTCCGTGACGAGATCGAATACTATCAGGCGCAGATCCGAAATCAGGGCGTCTACCCGCTCTCGGCCAGCCCGAACTACACCACGGCACAGGATCCGCCTGCGCCTGGCGCGCAGGATCTGCGCATCTGGAGGCGTGTCTTCGCCAGCGAGCCGCTGATCGACTTCACGAATGCCGTGTCGCCCACGGTGGTCGATCACCAGTACCTGATCGGCGGCGGCATCCGCGACTCGTCCAATCTCGAATTTATCCGGATAGACCAGGCGGCATCCGGCAGGCCGATCATCGCGATTGAGGGGCACGGCTTCCACATCGAGGGACTCACGCCTGGGATCACGGCGGCCACCGGCAACGCGATCGCGGTGTCCGATACCGCGGCTCGCGCCAATGCCACTTACATCCGCATGAGCCGGAGCAGCCGATGCAAGCTCATCGGCTGCACCATTCGCGTCGGCGGCGCCGGCTCCACGGCCATTCGCCTGGGCGGCCAGCACCCGCTTGATGTCGTGAGTGAGATCCACATCGATCAGACCGACATCAACGGCGAGGACCAATTCCAAATTGGCATCTACACGGGCGTGTCGGTCGGCACGTTGGCGGAGGCGCGGCAGGCCGTCGGTGTCGTCAACATTGCGCTTGCCGACCCGACCTCTCTGGAAGTGGTCGACCCGGCGGCTCGGCTCAACAATGCCGGCTGGGTAACGCAACAGCGGTTCGCAGACGGGACGCAAGGGCGACCCGCGTTGGCCTACCGTTCCGAAGGCACGCTCGGCTTTTACCGCAAGGCCGTGCGCACACAGGCTCTGGCCAACGGGCGCCTCTTCCTGGAGGCAACGTGGCAGGATCCGCTGCAATTGGCGGGCGCCTACCTCTGGTTCGATGGCACGAACATGCGCGGCAAGATCGGCGCTCCGACGAGCGCCGCAGACGGCTCCGTGCTTCTCTAAGGCGTCCCGATGCAGCCTGCACAGTACGACTTCCCGCCGCTCACGCGGGGGGACAGCGAAAAGCTGTCCCTCATCCTGAAGCAGCGAGATCTGTTCACGCAGCAGATCTCGCTGCTGCCGGTTGCTGGCGCCACGGTCACGTGGACCATCAAGAAGTCGGGCGGCCAGGATCTCGTCAAATCGACCGGGATGAACGGCGGCCTGACGCTGACTGCGAATGCCTCGCGCCTTGATTGGGTGCTGACGGCCCTCGATTGGACGGCGCTGCCGGGCGGCTCCTATCCCTACCGCATTCGGATCGCGTTCTCTGACGGGACGGTCGTCACGTACATGAAGGGCACGCTCACGGTGGTGGACCTGTCATGAGCAGTGCCGCCTCGATCGAGGTCATCAACGGGCCCCTGCAGCCGATCGTGCAGGTCGTGCCCACTGCCAGCGACAAGGCGGTGGAAATCACCGAACTGCCGCGTCAGCCGATCCTAGAGGTCGTGCCGGCCGATGCTGGTCGCGTCATCGAGATCATTATCCCCGTCCTGGCTCAGGGCGGGGCTGATGGCTTGCTCGATCAGGTGCTGGCAGCGCTGGCGGCCGAGGGCAAGAACGCTCTCGGCCTCGGCAACGTCGACAATACGGCGGACATCAATAAGCCGGTCTCGACGGCTCAGGCGGCGGCCGATGCGGCGGTGAAATCCGCTGCGGCCACGGACGCCAGCACGAAGGCCAACGCGGCCCAGGCCAACGCGATCGCCGCGCTCAACAGCGCGATCAGCAGCCTCAAGGGCGGCGCCTCGACGTCCGGCGACACGCTCGGCAAGCTAGAGGCGCTGGTGGCTGCCGCGCAGCAGCTCGCCAGCTCCAACGCGACGACGCTGTCCAACATCATGGCCGGCGCGAACGCGAACGTAGACACCTTCATCGAGGTCTATAACCGCTTCGTCACGGACGAGAGCGCCGCGGCGGCCCTCAACACGCAGATCGCCGGCAAGCAGGACGCCAACGGGCTCGCGGATGGTCTGAAGGTCACGGTAGCCGGCGCTGCGACGGCGCTGCCGACCGCGATCTCCAATGCCGCGCAGCGTGCGGCGAACCTCTCCGACCTGGCGAGCGCGGCGACTGCCCGCACGAACCTCGGGCTTGGCTCGCTTGCCACTCAGGCGGCGTCTGGCGTCGCGATCACGGGCGGCGCCATCGACGGCACGCCCATCGGCGCGACCACGCCGGCTGCCGCCACGTTCACGAACATCACGGTCTCCGGCACCATCTCCGGGTCGATCGCCTCCGCGAACAAGCTAACCACCCCGCGCACGCTCAGCCTGACCGGCGATGCCACGGGCTCAATGTCGTTCGACGGGTCCGCGAACGCCAGCGCCCCCGTGACCCTGGCCAACTCCGGGGTGTCTGCGGGCAGCTACGGCTCAGGCACGGCAGTCCCGGTGCTCAGCGTGGATGCCAAGGGGCGCGTGACCGCGGCCAGCATGGCCGCGATCTCCTTCCCCGTAACGTCAGTGGCTGGCCGTACCGGCGCCGTGGCTATCGCCTCAGCCGACATCACCGATGCGGCGTCGATCAACACGGCCTCGACGGTCGTGCGGCGGGATGCGTCCGGGAATTTCTCCGCTGGCACCATCACCGCCAGCCTCTCGGGCAATGCCACCAGCGCCACGACCGCCGGCAGCGCCACGACAGCGACGACTGCCACCAAGGCGGGCGCGCTCTCGACCGCGCGCATCCTGTCGCTCACGGGCGACGCGACCGGCTCGATGTCGTTCGATGGCAGCGCAAATGTCTCGGCGGCCCTGACGCTCGCGAGCACCACCGTGGTCGCTGGCAGCTACGGCTCCGCGACCGCGGTGGGCACCTTTACGGTAGACGCGAAGGGCCGGCTGACTGCGGCCGGATCTACCGCCATCGCATTCCCGGTGACCACGGTCGCCGGTCGCACGGGCTCCGTCACCATCGCCTCGGCGGATGTGACCGACGCCACAAGCGCGAACACTGCCTCGACCATCGTGGAGCGTGATGCGTCCGGTGGATTCTCTGCAGGGACGATCACTGCATCCCTGAGCGGGAATGCATCGAGTGCCACCACCGCCACCAACGCCACCAACGCCACCAAGCTGGCGACGGCCAGAACCCTGTCCTACACGGGCGACGCCACGGGCTCGCTCTCGTTTGACGGAAGCACCAATGCCTCTGCTGCCCTGACGCTTGCCAACACCGCGGTCACGGCTGGGGCATACGGTTCCAGCACCTCGGTCGGCACCTTCACGGTCGACAGCAAGGGGCGGCTCACCGCGGCGGCCTCGACGGCCATTGCTTTCCCTGTCTCATCCGTGGCGGGGCGCACGGGAGCCGTCACGCTGACCTCCACGGACGTCGGCCTGGGCAGTGTCAGTAACACGTCTGATGCCGCCAAGGCTCTGCCGAACAATCCGGTCGGCGCCGCCATCGCCAACCGCTGGATCGTTTTCTCAAGCCGTGCCGCGATGATCGCAGGCAACGTGGGCACGGCGACCCACGTCTACTGCCTGCGGTACTATCCGACCGGTCCGATTGCGAACATCGTCTACGAGGTGCTGTCGGCCGCGCCGACCGGGCGCGATGCGATCACCTCGCCGGCCCAGGTCGCGCAACAGGTTGCCGGCACAGACGGGAATGGCGCCGTCGTCACGAGGTACATCCGGCTGGCGGTGAACTGCCCGACGCCTGAGATGTTCGGGGCCTATGGCGATGCGCCCCCGATGGCCAACACGCTCACGGACAACACCTACACGACCGCCAAGGCCGCCGAGCACGACGACACAGCGGCGCTGCAGGCGCACATCAACTATCTCAACGACGGTGACACGTGGGTCTCGGGCGGACAGGGTCGGCACTACGCCGTCTCCAGCACGCTCAACTTCCAGAAGTTCCGGTGCGCGATCGACTTCGGCACGCTGGTCCCGTTCGGCAGCTTCAGCGACTACCTGATTTCCCTCTCGGCCTCGAGCCGGGGCGGCGACCCGACTATGCCTAACGTGGCGCTGACCATGGAAGCGCAGCGGCTTCGCATCTGCGGCCGCTGGCAGTCGCGGGGCGCGAAATTCTCCAATCTCTACATGTCGACCGTCAATGGGTTCTTTGCGACCCACTGCTTCGGCACAGCGTTGGCGATGGATGATTCCTATGAGAGCACCTGGATCAAGCCAGTTTTCGCGCTCAATAAGAACCGCGTATCTGTCGACGTGTCTGGCTGCGTCGGGGCGGACGGAAGCGGAAATCTTAATGGCTTTTGGCACTCCGACTACAATTATGCGGTCGGTGCCATTGTCCGACCGCAGTTGGTCAACTCGGTTGGCAATCAGGTTTACAGCAGCAGCGCGACCTATGCGCAGAACGATCTCGTCTATAGCGCGGACGGCAATGGCTGCTACCGCTCGATGCACGACGGCAATGTCGGGAACCCGCTCACCGCCAACGGCACCCACTGGGTCCGTGATGAGATCGAGTTCTATCAGTGCAAGATCGCGCAGACGGCTAACCAGAACCCGGCCCCGAACCCGATGGCGGGGACCACCGATTACACCACGGCCAGCCCCGTCGCTGCGAACCGCTATTGGGATCGCGTCTTTCCGAATGAGCCCCTGATCGACCTGACCAACCGCGTCGGTGCGGTGGTTGACCACCAGTACTTCTGGGGCATGGATGTCCGAGACAACTCCAACTTGGAGTTCATGCGGGTAGACCAGGCTGGCGCAGGCCAGGGTGGCGGCTTCCGGACCATGGTCGCCATTGAGCTTTATGGCTGCCATTTTGAGAGCATGACGCCGGGCGTGCCAGCGGCTTCCGGCGGTCAGCTTGGCTCTTCTGACAGCGTCGCCCGCGCCAATGCAACATACCTGCGGCTCAGCCACTCGCAGCGTTGCAAGCTGGTAGGCACTACAATCCGCATCGGCGGCTCTGGCTCGACGGCGATCCGTTTGGGCGGCCAGCAGCCAAATAACTCAGTCTCCGAGTTGCACATCCAGAATTGCGACATCAACGGAGAGGACCCTTATCTAATCGGCGTCTACACCGGCATCTCGGTGCAGGAGGTCACGCAAGCCATAGGCGCGATCAATTTCGCCCTGACCGACTCTTCTTCGATTGAACTGGTCGACCCGGCGCAGCGGCTGAACAGCAACGCGACTGTCGTCCCGCAGAGGTTCCCGGACGGCTCGGCGATCCGCCCGTCCTTTACCTTCCGCTCAGATCAAACCACTGGCTTCTGGCACACGCCGGGCATCAACCTCGTTCAGGCGCGCACCGCCCCTGCTGGCAATGCGACCACCGCCGTTGCCACAACGGGCTTTGTTGCGACTGCCGTAGCGACCGCGGTGTCTGGAGCTACGTCAACGGCTCTCCAGAAAGCCAGCAACCTCTCGGACGTGGCTAACGCGGCCACGGCGCTGTCCAACATTGGGGGCGCCCCGCTCTCGAACCCGTCCTTCACGGGGAGCATCACCACACCCGGCGCGGTAGTTAGCAGTGCAGCTGACGCCATTGTGCAGATCGAGAGCACGGCAGCGCCGACCACCAGTTACCGCCGCAAGCTAATCTACTCCACCAACAACATTGCCGGCGGAGGCAATGACTGGCTGTTCCGCGCCATCAGGCCGTCCGATGGTGCGACGCAAAACTGGTATCTCGCCAACGGCACCTCCGGCACGATCTGGACAAGCGGCAACTTCACGCCGGCAAGCTATGCGACCCTTGCTGGCAACCCGACCTTCACGGCTGGCATAACTGTTACTGGCTCGCTGCGGGCAATCGTGCCAGCTAGTTCCGTGAACTTCGCGGACATACAGGGCGGCGCGACCGGCAGCGGCGTGCAGATGTTCGCCAACGGCTCCGATGCCAACGTCCCGTTGCTCATCAGCAGCAAAGGGGCTGCGGACGTGCAGGTCCGGAACAGCTACGGCGGCAAGATCCTGGCTCGCTTTGCGGACATCGCCAACTCCGTCAACTACTGGGCGTTCTACCCGTCCGCGACTGGAACTGCGCTTATTGTCCAGCCCGAGGGCGTGGACACCAACGTCGACCTCAACATCCGGGGCAAGGGCACCGGCGTCGTCCGCACCACCACGCCGGCCATTTCGGACAACTCGACGGCCGTGGCGACTACGGCGCACGTGCAGGCGGTCTCTGGAACAGCGGCCTGGTCGTCTGCAACAGTCGGCGTTTCGGCCGGCTCCGGCGCCTACACCACTGCGTCGGGCGCGGCTCGCTATCGCGCGGTCGGCAAGACGCTGGACCTGTCGATCACCGCAACCATCACCACAGTCGGCACCGGCGCCAGCGTGACGTATGTGGCGCTGCCAGCCGGCTTCACCAGCGCTGCATACCGTCAGGTTCTCACCGGCATCTCCAATAGCAACGTCGCCCTGATGGGCGTCGTCGAGGCGGGCGCAACGTCGATGACCATCATCCAGTATGACGGGACGGCTTTCGCGGCCGCCAGCGGCACGACGCTCGTCGTCAACGGCACGCTCCAAACCGCCTGATTCCAGGCCACCCCTGACATCGTGAGGACGACATGACCGCTGCCCTCGACCGGGCGACGTTCTTCGCGGCTGCGCGCTTGAACCCTTTCCCTGGCTCGCTCTCCGCCAGCCAGGTGAGCGGCATGGAGGCGATCCTCGATGCCTGCCCGCTTGATACGCCCCTCGAGCACCTGGCCTACGATCTCGGCACCTGCCCGATCGAGACAGCCTGGACGATGCTGCCGATCAAGGAGAAGGGCGGCACGGCCTACCTCGCCAAGATGTACGACATACGCGGCGATCGGCCGGCCAAAGCACGCGAGCTCGGCAACGTGAACCCTGGCGATGGCGTGGCCTTCAGTGGCCGGGGCTATGTTCAGCTCACCGGCCGGGCGAACTATCGCAAGGCGACCCAGCGCCTGCGCGCACTCGGCCTCATCGGCGCTGATCAGGACCTGGAGACCAACCCCGACCTGGCGATGCATCCCGACGTGGCGGCCGCCATTCTGTTCGTTGGCACGCGCGAGGGCTGGTTCACGGGCAAGAAGCTGTCTGACTATCTTGGCGCCGGCAGGATCGACTGGATCGGCGCGCGCCGCATCATCAACGGCCAAGACAGGGCGGCCGAGATCGCGCTTCACGCGCAGGCCTTCGCCGCAGCGCTGAAGAGGGCCGGCTACGTGCCCGGCGCCGTCGTGACGAAGATCCCAACGCGGCCGATTGAAGTGACGCCCCTACCACCGCCCGTGTTCGCGCCGGCGCCGCGCAATAGCGGGTCGCCCGTGCCACCGCCTCCGCCCGACCGGCTCGGCCCCACCGTCCAGACCGGCAGCTTCTGGGCCGGCCTGAAATCCCTCTTCAAGAAGGCATCGTGATCATGGACGGATGGGCATCAATAGCGGGGCAGCTCGCGCAGATCGGTCTCCCGGCGCTGGGTAGCCTATTCGGCGGGCCGCTAGGCGGCACCATCGGCGGCCTCGTCGGCAAGGGCGTGGCGGCGGCGCTCGGCGTCGAGCCCACGCCGCAGGCCGTGGCCACCGCCATTGCAGCGGACCCGAACGCCGCGGCCGTGAAGCTGGCAGCGATCGAGGCGGACACCAAGCGGCAGGAAGCCGAACTGGCCGACATGGCGAATGCCCGGGCGATGCAGCTCGGCCTCGTGCAGAGCCATTCGTGGGTGCAGAACATGCCCGCGATCGTGACCCTGCTCATCTTCACGGCTTGGATCACGCTGACGATCGCGCTCTACTTCGTGCAGGCCGAGATCCCCGAGCGGGTCTACCAGCTTCTGAGCCAGGCCTACGGCGCCGCGAACCTCGCGCTCGGCACGGCGATCGCGTTCTGGCTCGGGTCGTCCCGGTCCTCGCAGATCAAAGACAACCAGATCACGGCCCTACTGCCAGCAACGCGGCGCTGATCCATGACGCCACTCGATTGGGCCAATCTGCTCAAAGACTACGGCGGGTGGGGCCTCTCCGCGATCCTGATGGGGGTGATCGTCTACCTGGATCGCGACCGGCAGGCCTCCCGCACGTCGCAGATCGCGCTCGTCAAGGAGTTGGTCACGGCCATGGCCGCGTCCACGAACGCGATGACGCGATTTCAGGAGGCGCTCGAGGCTCTACGGGTGATGCTCGATGCCCGAGGTCAAACGGTCGGCGACCTCTCTCACCGGATCGATATCGTGGTGGAGAAAATCCAGCACGGTCTCGGCAATCTGGGCGGCTCAATGCAGGCCATCGCCAACTGGATCGAGAAGGAAAGAGATCGGGACCGCAACCGCGCCAGAGAGCGTGAAGAAGATCGCGAACGGGGGCGCCCCTGATGTGGAGGCGTATCGTGTCCCTATTCAATCGCAGGCCGGATCCGGCCCAGACCGAGGCCGTCGACGCGATGTTTGCGGCGAATTTGTCCGCGCACGAGCGTGCCGGGCAGGCAGCTGATCACGTCGCTCGCTCATCTGACCGCACGCGCAACCACCTCGAACGCCTACGCCAAGAGATCGCTGAGCGCACCGACCAGGATAGCCGGGCTCGCCCCTCGCCGCCGACCAGTGATGTGCGGCGGCTTGTCAATGACGTCCTGACCAATCCCGGCCTTCGCGGCCTGCCGCACACCAGGGACAGATCGTGATTTACAACGACGACAGCCCCAAGCGCATCCGCGGGACCATCTACCTCTCAGCCCTTCTTCTCCTCGCCGGCTACCAGACCATCAATGCCTTCGTGCCCAACGCCGATCTGATCTTGGCGACCCGCACCCTAGCCGTTGGCTTCTACACGACGGTCTTGTACGTCTACGGGCCCGACGCATGGCGGGCACTCACTGCGCCGTGGCCGAAGCGATCCGACTTCCTGATCGTCGGCATCTGGGTGAGCTTCGCCTCGCACGACGCTCAGACCCTCTACTCGATCCTCTATCGGCTCGCGCCATCGGAATGGCTGCTAAATTCTGAGGTGGTGTCGCCGATCGTGCTCTTGGCGGTCATTGGAGCGATCCTGCACATCAGCGCCCCCGGGGCGGTAGACGGCACCGTGCCACGACGAAATCGGATGGCACTCGGCGTTGGCATCGGCGCTGCTACTATCATGGTCGCGGTGCTGCTGGTCACGCGGCCGGACATCGGACCGCTACTCGAGCGGACGCGCCCCTGGATCGGAGATTGGTGGTCGACTGGGGCACTGATCCTATCAGGCCGCGGACACGCCTGATCCTTCAGCCCCTGCTCCACCTTCAGCCCCGCCGGCAGCCGCCGCGCGGGGCTTTTTCGTTTCAGCGATCTCGATCCGGTCAGACTATAGAAGCCAGTACGGCCGCCTGGGTGCGGCGTCAGTCGGGGGATTGGGTGCCTGCGTGATTTTGGGCAGCAGCCGATCCGTTTGGTTGAATGGCGTTACACTGGGTAGTTGTGCCAGTTCGCGAGCCGCATTCAAAAGCTCCGCCGTGCTCGACGGCTTGGTGGCCGCCCGCGTTTTTTCGGATCCAGTCATCGTTTCCTCCGAGGGCAGAATACCTCTGCCAAATCACGGTGAAAAGCGGCGCGCCTTTCATTCTCGGGCTTTCCGGATTTGAGTGTTGAAACTGCCATCGGCTGTGCCAAAGTCAATCAGGATTTCGGTGTGGATTGGACGTCAGCATGAACCGGTATCAGTATCGCGAAATCGGCGAAGGCGAGGACTGGCGGGATTGTTCGGAGGAGGCCTACGAGGCTTACGGGCGCGATCCCGTCATGGATACGCGCATCGCTTCCGAAGCTATTGATTACATGCGTCGCTGTGACATCCAACGGATGACCGACACGGAGCGGCTCATTGCAAACGCAATGGCGGCTGTCGAGAAAATGCCGGGCGACGTGCGCCTTACCGATGCCGTCAGTCTGCTGTTCGCCGCTCGGACTCGCCTCGCTGATTATGTGGATCAGACGCCGGGGAACCGAGCCTTCCCTTCGCAAGAGCACACCCCGCGCGAGATCGTAGAGTGCCTTGGGTTCTTCGCGTCGTGTATCCGGTCGGGCGAAAGCTGGACAACAACCTGTGATGACATGCTCGCGAAAGCGCAAGCCGCGATGAAGCCTTTCGGCTGATAACGATATCCCGGTGCAAGTCGCAAAGCCATTGAAGCCGAGGGCAAAGGCCACGCTCGAAGCTGAGGCCGAACAGGAGGCGCGCGCTCCTCGACCAGCCCCTGCTCCTGTAGCACCCGCATCGTTTTGCGATGAGCCTCGTGACGCATGCCTTTGCGGTGATGCCCGCACGCGCGGAGGGCCATGATCTGTGTCAGGGGAGGACGCTTAGAGGGCATGGCGGCCGTGTAGCGCGGCTGACCGAGAGCGTCGATCCGCCCATGACTAGCCCACGAATTGAGATGCACTGTGAAGGACAATACGTGGGCGATCCGCACGCCAACCCCATAAATCTCAGCGACTTAGAAAGGCCGCACGACGTTCGGGACGTGGGGGTCGCAGGTTCAAATCCTGCCACTCCGACCAAATTTCC